GGCTTATCCTCGCCATCGTAACGCTCCTCGATGAAGCGGCACAACTTATCCGTAACCTTTTGGCGGTTAATCGACATAAAAAAGCCTTTTAAGTCGTATTTAAGCACCCAACAATCACGGGTGTAGTTCTCCGATTTCTCTCGGATCATTTCGTGCAGACACTTGATACCTGCCAAAGTTCCCTTGTCCTTGCGACAGTTGAAGCTCTCGCTGATGAACGCTTGCTCGAGCAGAGGCTCAATGCGTAGGGCTATCCAATGATGCACAATGCGGTCTCGGAAATCAGCGGCGAATATCTCACGCTGTACAGGCTTGGTAACGATAAAAGCGATAGAGCGGTCGGGGGTGTAGGTGCGAGCGTTTATCTCATCACGCAACGCAAGGAGGTTCGCCTCGTAGTTTATCTCAAAGGCGATAGCATTGTGAGTACCTCGCTTATTGCGGCGACACTCTCTATATGCCTGGAGTAAGTCGTCGTAACTTACGCCGATATTTCCCGTTGCGTTTTCCATTCTCTTTTGAAATTCGGACACGGCGCGCACATAGTTGTTGTTGTTCTTATTGTTGTTGTTGGTGTTTCCGTCATTCATATTGACATTCCACGCGCAAAACTCACACACGCCTTTCTTCTGCGATTATCTTGCTCTTAACTCTAAATGAGAGTACGCAGACCTTTTCATTTAAGAAAATTACTCTCTCCCAAAAGCCTTGACCGTCGGGACGCTCGTTTACACACTCTTTGACTTTTCAATGGCGGCAGCAGTAGCTCTGCGCCAACCACCTAACTGTTTGGAAATATCGGTCGTAAGTTCGGCGATATTCGTTGCCTTTTGTGTCGGTATAATGGCATTCTCATTGCACAGGCGAATATAGGTGTTTAGCACCGTAAATTTCGTAAGTGCCTTGTCGAGATACGCAATACGCTCCCGCAGGTTCTGCGTTTCGTAAGCATAGACTATTAGCGGTATCAAATCCGTTGCAGTGTCGAGGGTTTTCTCCCACAACACACGCCTCCACTTTTTCGGAACATTATCCGAGAGGGAGAACAACATCTGCACCAACTGATAGGTGCTTTTATATGCTTTCGACTGGTCTGCCATAACGACTACAAAGATACTACATTACTGCGAACTGACCTCAATTTTCAAAAATTTTTTCGCTTCGCTCACTCCTAAAAGTGAGCGAAGATTAAAGAGAAAAAGGCTCGTCGCTCCGCTCCTCACTTAAAGCCTAATATATGAAATGAAAAGCGGACACGGCGCGCACATAGCGGTTGCCGTTCTTATCGTTGTTGAGGGTGCCTCCGTCACCCATACCGACACCCCACGCGCAAAACTCAGTTTCTTGAGTACTTGACCAATAGTAGTCATTATCCAACAGCACAAACTCACGACCCTCATTATTGGCTGCCTCCATTAGGTCATTAATGGCATCTTTGTTTATATACATAAGATACAACTGTCCTGCCGATGGCAAAAAGGTCTGCCTGTAATGCCAACCCTCAAATTCTGCGCAGAAATTTGCCGCAGGCGTTACCGCATCAAAGGCGAGAATTTTAGCAGTATTAAGATTGCCATCAAAATCCTGTCGAGCCAATTCCAAAGCATATTCCCACGCAGCATTCCAATCGCCATCAAATTTTGCAGGTTCAATTGGAATAAGGGGCAATGTTGGTACTGCGGTAGAATACTGTCTCGAGCCAGCCCATCTCAAATAATCAGCAGACTTGTTTCTCTCCTCTATAACGAATGATGTATGCTCTGACGATACTAATACGCCAACATAATCGCACTCTTCGCAATACTCTTCGCCACGCATATCCCATTCGGCATTGCCTTCCTCATAGACATTAACCTCGAAATTATCTGTAATAACTGGCACGCAGCGATATGTACTGGTATTGTCATCGCAGTACGCTGCATAAGCGCACATATATACTCCGAGTGGCATATTCCACAAATCAATAGTTCGAGCGTCCTGTGCTGCCATATAGGTAAATTGAAACGATGCACCGTAGCCCTCCAATTTCGAGAATACGGCATACTGATAACCCTTGAACACCTCAAAGGTAACAACACCCTCCTCGTTGGCTGTGAGCTCCTGGCGTGGCAGTGCTACCGTAGGAACGCTGCCGATGGAGAATATATCGACATAAACCTTTGCTCCTGCCGCACTAACACGACCGTCGCCATCGTAGCCGTTTACCTTGACAGTTACCACCTCACGCTCCAATGCTCCGAGTGCTTCGATAACCTCTCCCTGCGCCTCTACGAGTGCAGAGAACAAACCGCCGACCATATCGGGGGTAATACTTTTAGGGACTACCGCCCCTTGAATATCCGCAGCCGTCTTACGGTGTGCGGAGGTGTCAAAATTCTTTTTCATTCGTTATGCAAATGTTGTGTCAAACTGCTCTGTGAATATCATTGTAGTAGTTGCCTCGGTCGTGCTATCGAGTATGCCCGAATTGTCGTCAGGATCTACATAGGTGAGGAGTTCCTCTATTGCCCTTGCATCTGCCGCACCTGCGGGGAATACTCCGTTGGAAGCATACGCTGCAACCACTTGCTTATCTTCAATATCTGCGGTCTCATAGGTCAAGGTCTGACCTACGACCAAATCATCGGTTATGGCTAAACCGTTACGCTCGGCGATAGCAAAAACAGCCTCCACCGAACCACACGCCTGCAATGCAATATCCACGAGGCATTGTCTATCTCTCACCGCTATTTTCATCGCACTACAATCGTATTATTTTCCTCAATGCTCACCTGCTTGAGGGTTACACCACACGCCTTACACATACGCTTGGCGAGTGAACACCATAAGCGAGAACCCACACCGAACTGCTGTTTGTCAGCCTCCGCACCAAGCAGAGGATGTTCTCGGTACTCCCCACGAAAGGCACGCAGGGCGTGTTCGATAACCTGCTGTGAGGTTTCGCCCATTACAAGCCCGTCCTTGCCCGTAAGCAAGTCGCCTGTTTTGACATCTACCATTATACCTCTCATTTGATTGTACCTTTAATAGTTCCCTGTACATTATCCACCGTTGCCGTACCTACAACCTCGGCATCGGCTAACGCCTTTTGTATAGCCTCGGCAATCGCCTCAGCCACAATCTTTGTCGCTGGGTTGCTTGCGCTTGCTTCTGTTTCTATTGTTCCAAAACGCTGCACGAGCAACTGCGTTGTTTTCTCCTTGTCAAATGCCATTGCCTAATGTTTAATTTTGTCGTCAATCATCTGACTGAAATTCTCCTTGTTTGCGAGGTGAGGGGCAAGTGTCGCAGATAACGAAGCTTTGAAAGTTGCCCCGCCATCCATAGGGGCAACGGGCGCAGAGGATATTGCGTTGATAATAGCATCTATGCGCCCCGACATCTTGGTAAGTTGATTTTTCAGATCCGTAGCGTTCGCCATCGTTTCACTACCGCCGTTAAAAGTGGTAGTGTTGCCGTCAAACTCTACCGTTGTGCCGTCCACATCTATTTTTGCGGTCTTATCCTTGACCTCCACCGATACGCTCTTGGTGGTAAGCGTAACGCTGTTATCCTCGACAATCGTCTCCGTGTCGCCAATGGTGAGTATCGTTTTGGTTACCTCTGTGGCGAGCACCACGACTGCCACATTTGCAGAGAGGAACGCCACCACGACATCGGAACCCTCGGCAGGAAACTGCACCACACCAACCTCCTGTTCTTGGTCGGCTTGGAGGTTCACGCCCAACAGGGGTGCGCCCTCGTCAATAGGCGTGCAGTCGATCGTGCGGGCATCTTCATTAACCGCATCGACCGTACAGACCTTGCAATAAAGTTCTGCACCGCTCATCGCCATTTGCTGTATTGCCTGTCGTAAATTCATTACTCTGCCATTCTTGCACCGAGCGTTATCTCCTGGCGGAAACCGCCCGTGCTGTACTTAATAACATTCTTTTGCACCTGGTACTTACCTTTTTTCTCTCCGTCTATCTTGATACCGATAACATCGAGCACATCGAGGAGCACCGCCCCAAATGTGGTAAAACTACCCGTCAGTCCATCACGCTTTAATCGTGCGAGCTCTTGCTCACCCCACGCCTTGGCTTCCGCCTCGGTCTTGTTATAGCAGTGGAGTGTGCGCCTCTCGCCGCCATTGTCGCCAACCTCGACCTTTATCTTGTCTTTGTTGTTAGGCATCATCGACACGACTTTGAGTTTGATTTTCACATCCTCCGCTTTCTGTTCTTCGAGAGAACTGTCGGATATGATATTGACTCCCGTTTCAAAGACCTGGCGTAGCCCCGTATCGTGGTCGAACATCACGCCACAATAGAGGACTGGTTTGCCATCTTCCAGGCGGAAAAAGGTGCGGATATTATTCTCTTTGAGGTGTCCGAGCAACTCCGCCACCGTGTTGCAATTCACTCGATACTGACCGATATTCTGTTCTCCGAGGACATTTACCTTGCACTCTATGGGCTGATCATCGAGCAGCGTTTTGAGCGATACCGAGGTATAGGCTTTTTTGACCGCCTCGGTCTGCTTGTACTTGAACATTTCGTCCTCGCACTTTATCACGATGGGAGCCTTAAAGCCCTTACTCACGATGTAGCCCTTAAAGGCGAGCTGCAGCTCATCATCGTAGCCAAGCCATACCGTAACCTCATCACCTCGTTTGATGGGGATAGAGGTCTCACCCTGCCATTTCGTTTTGCGTGGCAGCGTGATGGTGCAGGTGTTAGTCAGAGCTTCCATATCTCGCACAATCTCGCACGAGGTTATCTTCTCGAACTCCCAGGTCTTGGCACTCTTTATTTCGATTTTAGCCGTAAGTCTTAACATCGTTTGAATGGTGTTTGAACACCGTTTAATAGTCGGTTGATTGTATCACATAATCGGTATCGGAAATAGCCGTAATCTCAATGGTCTGCTGATTAGAGTAGGTCATCTGTTTTGCCGAGAAACCCGTTACCACGATTTTGCTAATCTCGAACACATCAAGGAACATACTGCTCACCGTAAGAGCTGCATCCACCTCCAAGGCTCGGCGTAGCGTGCTGACCGCCTGTTCGGGGTATTGGTCTAACAGCTTGCCGTTTTCATCGACAGCCACAAGACCGAGCGAGATATTGACTTGGTAGTCGCCATCACAGATGTACTCCTTGACCGTGCCACCCTTACGACCTACAAGAACCGTCTTTACGACCTCCTTTTGCTTCGACACGCTGATCACTGCGTTGTTCAGTAGTAGCGTGCCAATTTCGGGAACCTCGATAAGTAGGTCAGTAAGCACTGTGCGACCTAACCAATAGTCGGAGCTTCCCGACCACTTGCTCTCCGCAAGCGACTGCAACGGCGAAGCTTCGGGAGTTGAGGAGGGCATCGTCCAACCCTGCGTTTTGTCGAGTGCATAATCTGCCGCCTTGCCTCCGAAATCCTTTGTATCGTCAGCATCGGGTTTGAGGTGATAGAGTGCCGCCTTGTAGTGGTTGGCTACACCCGCCGCCACAGCACGGGCATCTACAATCTGAAAGCCGTAGCTTATTATCTTTCGCTTATCCATTACATTGCCAGGTTTACATCGTTTACAGCACCGAGCAATGCCTCGGTAATCATATCCTTAATACGCTCTGCGCTTTCGTGCATATTGGTTGTTTCGATTGTAAGACTACCCACAAGGCTGTCGATGGTGATGTTTATGTTCTTAATGCGGTCGGAACTATCTGCACCGCCACCAATGCCACCGATATTGTTCGCAATCGGATTGGCTTCGGGTGTTTCGGGTTCTGGCACCTCTATACCCTGCACGCCCGCAATAGCAGCAGCGTCATCGGTATTCGCAGCCTTGGATTTTGCCACCTCCTCATTATACGCATTTTGGAATGCACTTGCAGCAGCCTTACCGTAGTCAGCGAAAGCAGTACCTATACCGCTCAATGCGTTTTTTGCCGCTTTGAAATCCAACTTAAAGATGCTTCCGAGCGCATCGGCAACCTTGCTTAATACCTCTTTGGCAGTGTCCCACAAACCTTTGAATACCGCCACAAAGAACGCTCCGATACCCTTGACTACTCCTCGGAACTTTGCCGAGGTATTCCAAAAGTAGGCGAACAACGCAGCAATGGCAGATATGGCTGCGATGATCCAACCGATGACGGGTATGTTCTTGATCGCCACACCTACGGCACGACACGCCGTTACCGCTGCCGTCTTGAACGCCGCAAAGCTCGTCGATGCGATACCCGCAAATGTAACCGATGCAGTGCCACCCGTAACGAGCGAGAGGACATACGCTCCAACAGCCTTGATGCCGTTCATAATACCTACTGTGGCAAAACGGACGAGAGCCACCGAAGCCTGGAGAAGACTGCCACGGAAGCCGAGCGTTGCCACCTGTCCGATTGAGAGATAGCCGTTGTACATTGCAAGCGATGTGTATGCTCGTACAATACCGCCCGAAATAGTAGCCCATACACCCGCCCAATTGGTTGTAAACAACCACTTGAAAGCCGTACCAAGTCCAGAGATCAGGGGGATAAGTTGTGCAACAGGTATCAATGCCTGTGATACAACTTGTGTCCATATACCGAAATCTCCGCAAACATTGAATATCGAAATCTTGATATCATCGAAGCGTGCTCGTATGCGTGAAAGTCGCTCATCGTAAGTCTCCATAATGATTTGCGACTGATCTACCGCCGTGTTTGTACCCGTGATAGCCTCCGTCCACGCATCCACCTGGTCGAGCGACTGCATCAACGCCATAGCTGCTGCCGAGTTCTCACGACCGAACAACTTTGTAAAGAGAGCCGAATCGTTCATCACGGGCTGCAATGCTCGCATACGCTCCGTAAGGCTCTTGCTCTTGTCGGTTAGGTCGTTAATATCGACACCTGCAGCTGCAAGTTCCTGCTGCACATCTTTCGGCAAGAAACGACCTTGACCGAGGATAGACATCACATTTCGGAGTGCCACGCCACCCTCTGCACCTTTCTTGCCTGCCTTATCGAGTGCCTGGATTGCAGCATTAGCCTCGGCAAATGATACACCCGAAGCCTTTGCCATCATACCGCACTGTTCAAGTGCTTTCTGAATGGTAGGCAACTCGGCAGAACCCTCACGACCCGCAGCAGCCATTATGTTCATCATTTCCGCCATCTTTTCGCTTGCCTCCATCGGATCTGCGAGCGATACACCAAATTGGTTCATTGCGGTAGTGAGAACCGTAGCGGCAGCCGTAGCGTCGCCACCCATCGTCTTGCTCAATATGGCGATATTGTCGCCCATCGCACGCAAGGCGGCAGGATATTTCGTGAGTTCGGGAGAGAGCTGCGAAAGCAACAGTTTGTAAGCCTCGACAGATTGTGCTGCCGAACCTCCAAAGGTTATTGCCGTAGCACGAGCATTCTCCTCTATAATTGCCAACTCTTTGCCCGCAGCACCCGAAATGGCTGCAAGGTCGGCGAGCTGTGCGTTGAGGTCTGCACCTGGGCGCATCAGCTCGTCGATGCTGTTCGACAGGTTGTTGATATACTCCGAGCATTGGTTCACTTTGAAAACCGTACTTTGGAATGTATCGAAGAAGCCTGTCGAGTCTTTTATCTTACGATTGAGCGCATCGACATTCTCCGCAATCTCCGAGACTGCGGCACTACAATTGCCTGTAATGTTGAATGAATAATTGAATGCGTAGCTGCTCATTGTTTGTTGTTTAGAAAATTTTTATTACCTTTGTGCAAAGACTTAAAATAACTCTCCTATGTTAGGACACATTTTAGGCATATTATTCACAATCGGGCTTCTCGCCCTGATGTACAATTTCCTATTCAAGGACATTGTCAATATCTTTCGCCGCAAACGCTAATCTCCTTGCGGAGCGAATAGTTTTCCAAGTATCTTTGCCAGGTTCACAAGGCGTGTGCGTTCAAGCCAACACGCTTGTTGAAACATCATCGCCCACTCCTCCTCTGTGAGGTTGTTCGGGTCGATGTGAAAGTTTGCCCTTATCAAGGCGCACCCTTTGGCAATGTATTGTTCCTCGTCTTTGTCCGATATTTGGTACGCCTCTACAAGTTTTTTAAGGTGCGCACACACTTACCGAACATCGAACCGAGGGCTGCCATTGCGTCCATCTTGTAGATGGCATCGGTCTTCAACTGGGGCGAACCTCCGAGCCAACAGTTATCAAACATCACCTCTGATGCCTTAACCTCATTAGTCTTGCTCACGGAGTTCACTGCCTGCATCGTTGTCATATCAGGGCGATGGAAATATCCGATATGAACCTCGCCAAACTCACTATCCTCGACACGCACCTCTGCAATGCGTCCATACTGATTTTTCCACGCCTGGATCTGCTCGGCAGTAACGCCGCCGTTAATCTCTGTAATCTGCTTTTCCTTGTTATTCATATTGCTCTAAAAAATAAGTAGAGGCGGGCGAACCCGCCCCTACGGTTAAACTTTGGGTGTTGGTTAGTTTGTACCGCCCCACTCAATATGCGATGGTACGAGTTCGAGCTCTACGCCGATAGACATATCGCCCTCCTTGATATCTCGCTTGTTCTCCGTGAACTGACAGTTGCGGATCTTGTCGGTATGCACGATACCGCTATCGGGCAGGTAGGTAACAGTGATATCGAACGGAGCGATATCCTGCAATCTGCGGTTGATGCTTTGGCTCTGAATGGCGAGCACCTCACTTGCAAGAAGCGTGATTTTCGCCGATGGCGTGATACGACCCTTGCCACGAGCAACAGGATAACGACCTGCACCGTAGATGTTTGCCACATCCTGCTTCTCGCCATACGAGATTGCTGTAATACCCGAAACAGGCACACCGTTAATCGCCAAAACGACATCCGCCCAACCATACTCCACGCCGTTAATCAACGGCACACCATTTGATGCAATGTTCATTGTGTTTGGTTTTTAAGGTTAGACACTTGCAGCGAAGCCAATCTTGATGCTCAACTTACGCATCACACCAACAGGCACCTGCTTAATTACCATCTCGACCTGCGAGGTTGAGAGTACATTTTGGTTAGGGTCGATCACGACCTTGTAGCCGCTCAATTCGCCCGCTTTCTCCATATCTTCGAGAGCCTTGTTAGCGGTCAGCTGCAAGTCCTCTACGACATACGCCTCCAACTTACCTGTCGAAGCCTCTACTTTGAGAGGACGACCGAGTTTAGGGAGTACATAGGTGCGGACATTACGGCACGCCTTATCCATCGTGCGGACATTCTCAATGTACGCATAGTCCGATGTAGGAGCGTCCATCGTGTGGCTGTCGTTGAAATAGACACCCGCCAAGCCGCTATAACTTGTAAAGAAGATATAACGAGCTGCATCGAGGCTCTCGACAACTGCTGTGTCGAGGTCTCGCAAGAGCGTGCCATCGCCAAAGGCAGGAACAGCGACACCCGTAGGGAATTTCTCCACCCAGGCGATGCTCTGGTGTACGGCTGCCGCCGACACGATACCAAGCCACTCTCCGATACCCGATACCGAGTTCTTCGAGGTTGCGTTATCGCTTGCAGTATAAAGCTCGTGAGCAGTACCTGCACCATCCTGTCCGATGATTACCGAAACACCGCACTTGTTAGCACCCGCAAGGTCGGTAGGTAAAGAACTTACCGCCGCCACTTTCGGAGCATAGCCGATAGAGAGAGGTTTGTCCTGCGCTTCGAGCGTTGTGCGAATAGCCTGCAATGCTATGAGGTTTGTAGCGTTGAGAGCCGTAGCACCGTCCCACACGCCAATCTGTCGGAGCTTGCCACCCGTATAGTTCTGCATCGTCTTGATTTCCGAAAAGGTCGGAGTACCGCTGGTGGGCTTATAGATGCCGACATAAAGGCTGATTGCGGGGTTGAGGTTAAAGATTTCGCGCAACTGATAGTGCAGCACACGAATATCCCACGGAGTCTCCGCATCAGAGGTAATGCCTAATTTCTCGGCGGTCTCGATACTCGAAACTGCCTGTATGCGGTTTGTCTCTGAAAAACCGCTTGGCAACTTGCTGCTGTAAAACAACAAACCCGAAATATGGTCTTCGCCCGCAAGTGAGCGAGGAATGTTGCCGTTAGTGCGTTCAATCTTTACACTCTGCATTGCTGTTACTCGTTATCGGGGTTATCGTTCTCTTTCTTGCCCTCCTCGTTGTCCTCGGTAGGGTTCTCGCCGTCGCCGTTCTCTACGGGAGCAGGTGCGGGCTTCTCCTCCTTAACAGGCTCTGCTGCCAAGTCGGAACGCTTTACCGTTGCCACCGCCTTATCTTTGAGGGTACGGGCGTGGTTGTTTGCATCACTCTTTGAGTAGAATGCTGTGCCATCAGAGGTGATGTGCACCTCATTCAACACCTTATTTGCGGCAAACAAGTCCTGCGCAATCTTGTGCGCTGCCGACATCTGTACGGTCTTGGGCTGTGCTGCCACGGTTGTTTTATCCTTTTTTGCCATTGTTGTATGGTTAAATGATTGTTAAATAGCGTTTAAGTAGTCGCCAAGCAATCCATAAGAGAAGCAACACTATTGCTGCAATACCTATGTAGCAGAGCGTCTTTTGTAGCCAATTCATACCGTAACGCTGCTCGACCTCGATATGCGTATCGCCCTCGATGGCGGTATCGGTTACGGTCTGCTCCTCGTGCCGCTGCTCGGTGGTCTGCATAGAGCCACTTTGCGTATCGAGTTGCTCGGAGGCTGTCGCCTGTTCCTGCGTCTTGGTGCGACGATGTTCGGTTGTCCTGGATTTGAGGGGAGGAGTTCCCGTGAGCGAATCTACGGGCAGTGTAGTGTCAAACACCTCGGTTGTCGTCTCCACCTCCTCGTCCTTATCCTTTTGGCTATCGAGCAATCGCACCAGATGCTGTGTTGTGGTATCGGCTTGGATCTTCGTCAGGCTCTCCGTCATCTGCGCTTGCGTCTGTTGGAGGAGGTCTATCCTCTCCGACAGCTCCGTCATCGTCTTTTGGGCGTTTCGGCAACTCGCGCAGCCTGTACAGAACAGGGCACTCGTCGTTATGGCTGCAACGATTAGCAGCGTCGATAGCCTTACGCAGTCGTGCCATTTCCCGCTTGGTAGAGCCGAACTCTTTTCGTGTTGCATTTAGTTCCTCCTTTGTTTGAGCCAACTCACTACGCACAGAGCCGAGCTCCTCGCGTAGCGGTTTGAGAATATCGTCGATAAGTACTCGTGTTGCGTGTTCGGCGTTGTCAATTCGCACTGTCTCCGCCTCCGCCTTTGCCTTTTCAGCTTCGGCATTTGCCTTACGAACAGTTGCACGGAGGGTTACAACGGCAATGAGCAAAGCCACGAAACCGCCACCCAGCACGAGATTGAGTATTTCGCTGAACTGCATTCGTCTATTGGTTTATACCTATCTCTTTGAGCCACGCAGCGACATTGAACGACGGGCAAGCCTTGGCTGCCAAATCGCAGTGTCCTACGATACGAACCTTGGGGTGTCGGCGGTGGAAATCCAAAACATAGGCTTTGAGAGCGTTTTGCTGTGCCTGCGTCCTGGTGTCCTTGGGCTTCATCTTTTTGTCGAGACCACCCACATACACGATGTGTCGGCTCACAGCATTGTAGCCCTTGGCACCGTTGGTTATTTCCCACGGATCAACCCAAGCGTCCTCATTATTCTCGACAAGTCGCTCAACACTGCCGTCCAGGTGGAACATATCGGTATAGCCGACCTGTTTCCAACCTCTACCGCCCTCCGACGCAGGAGCGGTATGCCACGCCCTAATATCCGCAGAGGACACCTCTCGACCCTCGGGCGTGGCAGTACAGTGAATAACAAGTTGTCGCAGCTCCTTTTTCATTCGTTATTAAGCCGAAGCACTGATGATTGCACCGAGAGCCTCCTCCTTGAGAGGCATACAGATCGAGCGCAATGCAAAATTCATCAGGTTGCGGTGATATACAGGATCGTTCTTTGCCTCCGACGCATAGGTCTTCACAGAACCGCTCGCACGCATCACACGAGAAATGTGATATGCAACCGAAGCCTGGGACATCGCCGAGGTAGGAACTACGCCGAACGCCTCCTTTTTCTTGGTCGAAATGGTGTAGTAAGGAGCATCTGCATACTCATACACCTCAAAGCCGTAGAGGTTGGCAACCTTACCAGTCTGATAGTTGTAGTACTGCTCTGCGAACTTCTGATCCTGCGTAAGCAAGTCCGAAATATGGTCAGGGCAAAGAACCAGGATTCGACCGGTTGTGGGCACCTTCATAGCATCAAATTTCTTCTTCAAGGCGATAATATCCTCACGAGTGAGAGCCTTGCGACCATCTACTGCAGCACCTGTGGTGGTGAGTACAGGGGTCTTGTCGCCATTCGTTGCAGGGGCGATTGCGTGCAGCGCCTTGGCGTAACGCTTCTCGTTGATAGCCTCCTTGTGTCGCTCGATAACAGATGCCATCTTGTCGTAAGAGATAGCATAGAGCTCATTATCCGACACGGCTGTTGCCTCGGTCTCGTACAAATCCAAACTAATAGCCTTGTCCGCATCCTCCAAACTTTTCACTTCGAGCGGATAGGTTGAGTTATTTACCAATACATTAGGGTCGCCACCAAGATTTACAAAGTGGATAACATCGTTCTCGACATACTGATCGTATGAGCGAATACGGTTATACCAACCGAGCGACTCCACAGCGTTACGGAACGCCTTGGTCATCTCACCCGTCCAAACCTCGGTAAAAATACCCGCAAACAAACTGCGTCCAGGCATCACACCGCCGACAAGCGACGAAATGAGTGCTGCTCCATTAAGAGCAATGATACCTGCCCAAGGATCAAGACCGAATACGGTAGCAAGACCTGCACCGAATGCCGCATTGAAAGCGACATTGGTAATAACTCTCAAAATGAGAGAAAGAATCTGTTTCATTGTTTCGTTGTTGTGTTTTGTTGTGTTTGTGTTACTGAATGTTAGGGGTATAGCCGTAATGCTCCTTAAAGAGGCGGATATACTCCTCTCGGTTCTCCTTGCGGAGAGCCTCCAACTGTGCCGCATCACAATCGCCCCACTTGAGAGCAACGGTCTGCTTGCCGTTGGCGTTGATTACATCGGTAGGCTTCTGTGCAGGAGCGAACATCGACAAAGTGGTGCGGAGGTTCTCAATACCCGACTGCTTGCCGAGGTTGATGAAATGCTCCTTTTTGTCTGCTGTGATACGCTTCTCTGCCACCGCCGCATCTACCGCATCGGTAATGCGCGCAAGGTTGAGCGCGGCATTCTGCTCCTGCAATGCCTTAATAGCGGCAAGAGCATCGTTCTCGGTTGCGACACCGAGCAACTGCAAAATCTCGTTCATCTGAAATGTGTTTTGAATGTTGTTTGAATGATTGCCCGCGCCCTCCTCGTCGGCAGAGGTCGGGGTGTTTAATTTGAGTAGAGGCAAATGCTCGCACTCCTCGTCTTTGGCAAGAGTGAGAACCTTGTTGCCCTGATAAAGTCGTACAGTCTGCAAGGCATCATCATTGCCGCCAATATCGACAACCGACACCTCGGTAAGTTTAGAGCGGACAACGGTTGGGCGTGTCTGTCCCTGAACGAGGTATTTCTCATCCTCTGACCACTCAATAATCTCCAATCCTGCCGAGAGCATACGGAGTGTTCCGTTCTCCCACTTGGCAGCGATAATCTTCTCCTCCTCCGTCAGCTCGTCAAACTTGGGTGTGCCATAAATGAAATCACCCTCTCGGCGTAAGTTCTCAATTACACCGATAGGCATATCACTACGCGACCCACGCCTGTGCATATACAATAGGATAGGATTCTTTTCGTACTGCTCCGTATCAACTCCCTCGGTCAGTACTCGTGTGCCGTAACAATTCAGACGGCTTGATGTGATAATTGCTTCCTTTGACATTCGTGTTTCAAAAAAAATAGGCGCAGGGTTGTCCGTTAAGACAAGCCCCACGCCGCTTGTCGCAAAACAAGGTTAGTAGCGGGAGTGGGAGTCGAACCCACGACCTCGAGGGAATGAACCTCGCGAGCTACCACTGCTCTATCCCGCGATGTTTACGGTGCAAAATTGAGAGATTTGTATCAGCGTAACAAACAGAGTGTAAAAACATTACACTCTATTTTATTTATGCGTGTATAACGCCGATTTTTGCAGTGCAAAAACCCCCGAAAGGGACTAACACGACGACTTATGAATGGCAAAGACATCAACAGACCGTAAAGAGTTCGCCGAGGCTCTTTATATGCAGAACACCGCACAGAATGTTATCGCTGAAAAGGTGGGCGTATCGGCAAATACAATCAGCAAATGGGTAAAGGAGGGTTGTTGGGCAGAAAAGAGAGCCGCCCAGGTACTCACCCGCAAGGAGGTAGTGAACAATGTTTTGCGTTCCATTAACCACCTTGCCGAGAAACTCGGAGAGGTTGAAGACCTATCCAAGGTAAGCGGCATAGCCGACCAACTCGCAAAACTATCCTCGACAGTACAGAAGCTCGACAAAGATGTATCGGTTATAGATTTCATCGACTGCTTTATGGCATTTGGTCGTTGGCTTGACTACCAGGCAGAAACCGACCCCGACATCACAGCGGAGTTCCGCAAAAAGGTAAACGAGTACCAGAACAAGTACATCAACGAGTTGTTTAGCAGCAAATTCAAATTATGACACAGTTATCCGCAAAAGAGGCTCTAAAACGATGGAAGCAGCACTGTGAAAAGGTACAGTCGCACACCACGGTAAAAGCCCACGAAACGGAGGGAGAACGCAAAGCTCGTATCAAGCGATTGCTTGCCAATTACTCCGATTTCGTGGATTACTATTTCCCGCACTATACGGACGATCCGCAGACGGGAAAGCATACACCGTGTGCGCCGTTCCACATCAAAGCTGCGAACACCATCCGCAAGAACCGAACAATTCAATATGCGGCACAGTGGGCACGAGGACACGCCAAGTCCACGCACTTTGACATCTTTATCCCGATGTGGCTCAAAGCCAACGGCGACCTCAATGTTATGGTGCTTGTCGGCAAGAGTGCAGAGAACGCCAACACTCTACTCGGAGATATCCAGGCAGAGCTGGAGTTCAACCAACGCTATATTGCCGACTTTGGTTTGCAAAAGTGCGATGGCTCCTGGCAGACAGGCGAGTTCGTAACCGCTGACGGCACGGCATTCTTTGCTCGTGGTCGTGGTCAATCGCCTCGTGGACTTCGTCACGGACGAAACCGCCCCGACTACATCGTTATCGACGACTTGGACGATGACGAGCTCGTAAATAACCCCGACCGAGTGAAACGCCTAACCAAGTGGGTAAAGGAGGCTCTTTTTGGAGCTCTTGACGGTGGTAGAGGTCGCTTCATTATGGTTGGCAACCTTATCGGCAAATGCTCGGTAATGGCTAATTTTATCGAGAGCAAGGGCGTGGTCGTGTCAAAGGTAAATGCCATCGACAAGAACGGCAAACCATCGTGGGCTACCAAGTGGGACATCGAGGAACTCAATGCGATGGCGGGCTTTATGGGTTACACATCGTTCCAACGAGAAATGATGAACAACCCAATCACCGAGGGTGCTGTGTTCCGCCACGACTGGATCAAGTGGAAGAAGATGCTACCTCTTACCGAGTACGATAGTATCGTAGCGTACTGCGACCCCTCGTTCAAGGGCTCAACAAAGAACGACTACAAAGCTATCAAGGTATGGGGCAAGAAAGGCACGGAACTGCACCATCTCGCCGCCTTTGTTCGCCAATGTTCCGTAGCAGAAATGGTGCGGTGGTTCTATGACCTGTACGAGCATATTTCCGCTGCCAATGCCGTAGCCGATTACTTTATTGAGGCGAATTTCTTACAGGACATCATCCTCGATGAGTTCACACGAGAGGGCAACCTCCGAGGCTATCAGATGCCTATCCGTGCCGATCGCCGCAAGAAGCCCGACAAGTTCCAGCGTATCGAGGCAATCTCGCCATTGTGGGAGCGAGGCTTCGTGTACTACAACATTGACCTACGCACTGACCCCGATATGAATGCGGGCTTGGAGCAGACACTCGCCTTTGAGAAAGGTATGAGCGGACACGACGATGCTCCCGATGCTGACGAGGGTGCGATATACATTTTACAACAGCGTACACGCAAAGAGGCGTTCCCGTTCTCTTTCGGCAGACGCACAACAACATCTAAACACCAATGGTAAAGTTCATCAAAAAGGTAATTTTCTCGTACCGCCTCGGACGAGAGATCAAAAAGGCAGACCGCAGAAAGGCTGCCACAGGCAAAAAGCAGTTCGTTATCAATGTTTGCGGCAAACCTATGTGCGTAAGCAAGGAGCATATTCAGAAGCTCGTAGCACAGGGCTACTACAAGAAGGGCGTAACAGTAGCCGACATTGCAGCAAAAGCACTCTATAAAGCACGATAGCCGAATGTTTCTTACTACTGACGATTACCGTGTTGTATGTAGCGTTGCAGACCTGGACATCATCACGCAGAGCGACGAGGATATACGCCATAGAGCCGAGCGTGTTGCGATGGACGAGGTGGCGGGATATGTACGCTCACGCTACGACATTGACCAGGCGTATGCAGCCGAGGGCGACGAGCGTAGTGCTATGCTCGTTCAGATCACCGTGAGCATCGCCCTGTACTACCTATCCAAGTGGCTGCCGCAGTATATGGGTAGCGATGTGCGACTCGAACTATACGACAACGCCATCGCCCGACTCAAAGATATACAAAAGGGTGCGTTCTCGCCCGACCTCCCCAAGTATGCCGCCGATGACGAGGAGGCTGCAGGTGCACAGCCTATGATTTACGGCTCAATGACCAAGAGTTCATACGATTATTAAACAGCGTTCAAACAGCGATTAAATGGCAAAGAAAAATACCGCCGCAGAGGAGTTGATAACCATTGAGGGCTTGAAGCTCGCGGCACAGAAGAATAACGCCAAAGGTGGCAATGCTCGCAAGCGTCAAAGCCTCATTGCGATGCTCGAACAAAAGACGCAGAGCCTAACAAAGCAAGATGTAGGCAGATGGCGTGCAGCACACCAACAGGCGGTGAATGTAGAGAACCCTCGCCGAGGCTCCCTCTACGACATCTACGCCGATACGCTTATCGACCTGCATCTGTCGGGTTGTATCTCGCAGCGTATGGGTAAAACACTACTCAAATCGTTCATCATCAAAGATGCCAACGACAAGGAGAACGAGGAGGCAAAAAAGATATTCGAGAGCCAATGGTTCTACGATTTTATGCTTCACGCCCTCGATAGTCGATATTGGGGACACTCGCTCATTCAGTTAGGCGACATCATCACCGACACGAACGGAGTGATGCGTTTCTCGGAGGTGGAACTCGTGCCACGCAAGAATGTTGTGCCCGAATTTGGTGTACTCCTCCGTGAGTGGGGCGATGATCCAAAGAACGGTATCGACTACCGCACAGGGCGACTCTCGGAGTGGTGTGTCGAGGTAGGCGATAAGCACGACCTCGGTCTGCTTCTCAAATGTGCTCCGCACGCCCTCTCCAAGAAGAATATGATTGCTTATTGGGATGTGTTCGGCGAAATCTTCGGTATGCCTCTGCGTATCGGTAAGACCACATCGCAGAACCCATCAGACCGCCGACAGATCGAGGCGATGCTTGCCGATATGGGTGCAGCTGCCTGGGGTTTGTTCCCTGATGGCACGGACATCGAGATTAAGGAGAGTACACGAGGCGATGCCTACAATGTGTACCTGCAGCGTGTAAACCTCGCTAACTCGGAAATCTCAAAGGGTGTGCTCAACCAAACAATGACCATTGACAGCGGTAGCTCGTTGTCGCAGTCGCAGACGCACCTTGAGGTGTTCGAGAATGTATGTGCCGCCGACCACAAGCTCATTCAGTACATCGTGAACGACCGTCTTATTCCAAAGATGGTAAAACACGGCTTCCCTTTGGAGGGCTGCACTTTCGAGTGGGACAACGCAGCGACATACACACCAGAGCAGCAGCGTGAGCTCGAACGAGTATTGTTGCAGTACTACGATATCGACCCCGAGTATTTCAAGAACAAGTACAAGATTGACATTCTTGGCAAGCGTGAAGATACGAGCGGTTTTTTCGAGTAGGGGGCGATAAGGACGGCAAGGGCAAAGACGGTAAAGCCCCCCAAGAACCCAAGACTAAAAAGGAGGAGCATCGCAACTACTACCGCCTGATGAACCGAGCGGTGGCAGAACTCTATGCACCCGACATCATTACCCTTGCCACCAAGCCCGACACGCCACGCATACCGTTTAAGCACGAGGTGTTCGAGGAGGCGGTCGAGTGGCTGCACAAGGAGGGACGCTACACTGCAGATATGCTCGCAGATCCGCACGCCCATCGTCTTGTCGAGGAGACATACAACGCCCTCAATGGTGCGATAGGCTCCTCGATTACGCAGGAGATGCCCGAGGAGATGACCTATGCGCTGCGTAACAACGCATTTATCTTTTCGGGCTTCAAGACACACCGCACACTCTCGGAGGTCGGGCTGGAACTTACAGACGATGAGGGCAACCTCAAACCATACGCAAAGGTCTTGGAGGATGTGCGCCGCATTGACGACAAGTATAATGGAGCATACCTCTATGCCGAGTACAACCACGCCGTGCACACTACGCAAATGGCGGTCAAGTGGCAGGACTTTGTGCGCGATGGAGACGAGTACAACCTGCAATACCGTACTGCTGGCGATGAGCGTGTGCGTGAGGCTCACCTCGCCCTCGATGGCGTAACACTACCGCCAAGCGATAAGTTTTGGGACAGGTACCTGCCACCCAACGGCTGGAACTGCCGCTGTACCGTTGTGCAGGTGCTGCGTGAGGATTTCCCTCTCTCGGATAGCGAGGAGGCAATAAAGCGTGGCGATGAGAGCACACAGAGCATCAAGCAACAGATGTTCCGCTTCAATCCTGGCAAGACGCTCGAACTATTCCCGCCAAAGCACCCATATTACAAGGTTACGAAGGAGGTAAAGCAGGTTGTTGAGCAGGTGTCCGCAGAGGAGATAAAGCAACGCCGCATTGCCGAGTTGCGCCAAGCCTTGCCCGACAACCTTACTGAAACCGAGAAAGATGCAATCGCTGCAAATAATTATGAATTGGAAAAGGCTATGGGTATTGTTATTGGCAAGCGTATGAGTGTAGATGAGGCTGATAAACAGAGTGCAAACCCCGCTTATGTGCCAAGACTCATTATCGACCCAGCAGGTATGTATAGAGACCAACACTACCGTTATAGCATAAACCCTGCGTACAACGAAAAACGCGATATGCCAAACGCAATAAACTGTCAGACCTGTGCGCCTGCCTATGCATTGAGACTGATGGGCTTTAAGGTTACAGCCAAACCTAACACAAAGGGGTCAAAGCTCGAATATCTCAGCAGGGGAATGAACGCTTGGGAAGTTTGGCGCAATCCCGATGGAACGCCAGCGCGACATACAAGCCTTAACAGTTGGCTCGACAGCAAAGGTTACAAGAAGCCGACCCCAAAGCGTTATTTAGAGTTCTTCGAAGAGGTATGCAAAGATGAGGGTGTGTATGAATTATCCATTGCGTGGAAAAGAGGCGGCGGACACGCAACTATTCTGCAAAGGTTCGCAGATGGAACGCTTCGATATATTGAACCGCAAGCAGACAACTCTGCGGGGTCAGGGTTTGAATGGAAAGATGTTGAGTATTTAGCAAACGCAGGAGCGACAAAAAACCACGAATGCCGAGGAATTATGAGAGTAGATAATAAACTATTCAACATCGCTCACATCGACATCTTCGACAAGTAGTTCGATAATGTACAATGCGGGAGTATCAGTTACAACATCAACCTTATCGTCTTTCAATAGATAGACAATGGGATAACCTGTACTACAATCGTCAGGGAAAACATACATATAAGCATCTGCCCCCTCGTATTTTCCGAGGAAGTCAAACTTGTCGCCATACATTTGGATAAGCTCCTTGGCTGCTTTTTTGACTATTGCAGGAATGCTCATTGTGTATATTTTTCGCAAATATAGTGATTTTTTGATAAAAACACAAACAATGGCAAACATTTACGACAAAATCCTCCGTGATGCTCGTGTGAAACTGACCTCTATGTTTGATAATAACTTTCGAGAGCAGGGTTTCTTTGGCGACAAATGGGTGGCAACCAAAGTGTCGAAGACCAACAAGGCGGGCAAAAAAGGTTCGATATTGATTGTTACGGGAGCACTACGCCGCTCGATACGCTCACACATTCGGGACAACTCGGTCGTGTTCACCTCGCACCTGCCGTATGCCTCCGTGCATAACGAGGGCGGAAAGGGCAAGGTAACAGTGCCACGACACACCCGAAAATCGAGCAAGGGCAAGAGCCACACCGTGCGAAGCCATCAGCGAACGCAGAACATACCACAGCGTCAGTTTATCGGCGACCACGACAAGGTGCAGCAGGCACTCGGCGACATCGTAAACAAGAACCTGCAAAAGTTTAGTGAGGATTTGGTTAAAAAGAGTATGAAACGATGAGATTAACCCTTTATGATGCGATTTTAGCGCGTTTGGCGTGCGTTCGCACAGTCGATGGCATTCCTGCCTACATCAAGGAGCAAAATGCCAACAGCGGGGCTGAAATGCCACCGCAAACAATTAAGGCGTTTGACCTGTGGAACGAACAGGTGGCACGCCTCAATGAGCAACGCCCATTTGAGTTGCCCGCCGTCTTCGTTGAGTTCCGCCCGATCGTGTGGGGGCAGTCGGGGCGTGGCTCGAAATATGCCGATGTGGAGGTGCGCCTCCATATACTTACGGCGACACTTGCCACAGCCAACTCCTCGTACAAAGACGCTGCACTCTACCGCCTACATCTGATACGAGCCATCGAACAGGCATTTGTCGGCTTTGCGGGCGTTACAAAGGACGGAGTGCGAAGCTTCGGAACATTCGTGCACCTGGAGAGCGAGAGCGACCACAACCACGAGCAAGTGCGTGAGGATATAGAGATATGGCGCACTCGCTGCTTCGACCGCTCGATGATCGGACACAACCTTGTAGAAACGCCGTTCAAGGTTACGCTTAACGATGGCGATGTGTTCGTCTTTGTCTTCGATGAGCAATTTACCTAAAATAGTAACGCCACGCAGCAGTTGCGTGGCGTTTGCTATTTATCAAAGAGCTTAAGTTGTCGGGGGTCGTCTTTCGGAGGTTCTCGCAAGTCGCCAAGCGGCGTGTTGATATACGAGAGAAATGTGCGGTAACACATCGGATATATCGGATAGACAAACTTTCTCCACACCTCTTTGTAGCACCGTGAGCGGTTGCCCTCCTCGTAGTGCTCCTGTACGATGGCGCACACATTTTTAATGAGGCGCAATTTATTTATGTGGTGCTTTGAACTCATATTCCGAAAACTTTTATTATCTTTGCATCGGTTCCCCAACCAAATGCTCGTTTTCCGTTTTCGGAGGCGAGTTTTTTTGTACCTATTCGGCAGCCATCGGGTTGTAAGGCTCAACGATCACTACGCCCTCGATGTGCTTCTTCATCAGACCCGACCCGCCACATACGGGGCAAGTCTCCATCTTTGCTCGACCAAACACGGGCTTGGTTTCCACCTTACCCGTGCCTTGGCAGTTGCGACATAGTTCGATTTTGTCGTTTACGAACTCCTTGCGCTTTCCCATTCAGCGTCAATCCTCCTTTTCCTTTTTAGGTTCGACAAAGAATGTTTCGCCCTGATCTACGATGATGCCGCAGTCCTCCATCAACTGCTGACACTCCTCGTCATCACGGTTGGCGAGCAGCTTATCCTTGGCAGGCTCCTCTACGGTGCGTACATAGTCCTTGCCGAACTTTTTGAGGAGTTCCAGAACCGCCGCCCAAGTGAAACCCTTTTTGGTCTTCAACTTCGGCATACCTGTACGGAAACCGATTGTTCCGTGTGTGGTCTCCAAACTCTTGCGCTTCGAGAACAACTCCTCACGGTTCTCGGTGGCATACACCTGCATCACCTCGAATGCCTCCTTTTTCTGTTGCTCCAACTCTGCCAATCTGTCGGCGTTCTTCTCTCGGATAGCCACGAACTGCTTATCCATTTCCGCATTGATGCCCTGCACCTCTGCGTCTGCGGAGGCAAAGCGACCGAACGCTTCCTCCATCTGCTCACGGGTAATGCCCGCTACAACTGTCTTTTTAACTCTTGCCATTGTTCTATTGTTTTATGGGTTATCGTTTCTTCAATCCGTCAATGCTTGCTGCGAGAATCGCCATCTGTGCCATTGAACGCAACTGTTCACTCTGTGAAAATACCGTTTTCAAGTTTTGAAATGTTATCTGCTGATCGCCAAAAGAGGTTATCACGCCATCTAATTTTTCTCCGTTTTTACAAAGAGCGAAAACGATGAAGCTGCAATCGCTCACAGAGAGGTCTCCGTTCTTCTCAAATCGTTTCTTGACACTCTCCGCAAAGGCGTGTACCTCCTTGATGAATGGCGATGCACTGGCTGTATCTTTGGCTGCGGGCTCTGCATCCGTCTGTTCGTCTTGCAGTAGTGCAGGCTTAAACTCTACACGATAGGTTCTACCTGTCGCCTTATCCATTACATTGATAACAGTGTAGAGCCCCTCGTAAGTTTCAGAACCATAAAAGCCCTTGCTCTTGTGTAGGTATGGATCTGCGATAATGGTATATTTACGCTCGTTACCGAGGTCTGCATACTTGCCTGTCTCCAAATCTACCGCCTTGCAGTTTATGGGAGTGTAATCGTGTCCAATGATTGATTTTGCCATAATACTTTGTGTTTTAAGGTTGTTATTTCATTTTACTTTGATAGTAGCCGTATTCGGGTTGCGGGATAATCTCAAAGCCCATTTCCTCGGCTATGTTTCTCTCTATGCGTGCGCCTCTGCTGTGTCCCCAGTCGTGCAACATATAAATCGCATCACACTCGAAAAGCATCTTGATACTCGCCAGCATCTGCTTCTCCCAACTTGCATCTTCGGGCTGTCCGTTGTTGAGAGGGTTTACAGGCGTATGCCCGAATGCCACAATCTGCTGCTCGGCTTGCGCAAACTTTTTGCGCACCTCCTCCATTGGCAGGTCGGAGATTTTACCACTTATGTAGATTTTCATCGTCTTTTCTCATTTTGATACCTGTGTAGATGAATGCGAACGCTGCGAATAGAAGCAGTAGAACTACGGGCAACCATAGAGGGGCGAGAACCCACCACCACGACCACGCAATTACGCTCGTGAGTTTTAACACGATGAGTGCTATCGTAAGCAACCCATAAAATCCAATGCCGCCCGATGCGACTGTTGTCTGTCTTGCCATAATGTTTGATGTTTTTAGTTAAGTATTGTATTGTTTTGTACTGTTGTTGTCTGTGCTGTTGCCAGGATCTGTGCGATGTACTCATCTGCCACCGCCTGTGCGGCTCTATGGTCTCGCTGTTTGTTGAGGAATGTGTTGTACACATTACGCAAACGCTCGGTCGGTATCTTGTTGAAGTTCTCGTAACCCGTGGCTCGGCAAGCGATGCCTTTGATGACCTCGATGTTCTCCTCCTTGCCCGTGAGTCGTAACCAACCGCCGATGGCTGCTATGGTTCGCTTGCGTAGGTGGTCAGCTTCGGAAGCTCCTTTGTTGAGGCGGAGCTCGAGAGTATGGCACAAGTCCATAAGGTCGTGGTTGTCGATATCCTTGCTACTCTCCACGCCGTAACTCTCAATAAGGGCACGCTTCTCGTGTTCTTTCATACCAAGACGGCTGCACAGTGTGTGGAACTGTCGGAGTAGCCACTTTTGCTGTTTATCCATTATCGTTGTCATAGTTTTATGTGATGGTTATGTGATGGCTATGTGATTATTTACTGTACTTGTCTGCTTCGTAGGCGGCTGCACCCTCCTCCCATATCACAAAGTTGTCGCCTCCGCCCTCCTTGCTCTGGAAGCGTGTAGTGATATAGGCTGTGAAACCTGCAACACGGCACTTGACCTCCGAGAGTTTACGAATGTGTTGCGCTATGGCGGGGTAAGGCTTGCCGTTCTCCTCGTGCGCCAGGAAGATGAACAACTTATCGGGGAACTCCTCGAGCAAGCGGGCGAACATCGGGCGAGTGAAACCGACCATCGCAGTAATCGAGTCGATTACGACCACCTGGGGCGACTTGCGACGGCGGAGGCGTTCCGAGAGTGCCTCGATTTGCTCCTTGTGGTACACTACGACCTTTGTGCCTACGCTTTGCATATCTGCGTCATTCCAAGCGGTCTGAAACGATTTAGAGAGTCCCTGCTCCAAAGTGTCGTAAGCCACTCTATCGACAAACTGCGAAATGTATTTGAGGAGCTCCAACGCAAAGTGCGTTTTTCCCGAGCCGCTCTCGCCGAAGATGATCCACGCACCACGCAGTTCGGGCTTACCGAACGATGCGAGCCACGCACCCTCGAACTGGGCGAGGTCAAACCTTGCATCGCAGACATTTTTATTGCTTATGGCGCGTCCCATTTGAACAGTGTTTAATCGTTGTTTGAAGATTGTTTAACGGCGTGAACAAGGCGTTTTACACGGCGGAGGTCGCAGTCGCTATCCTCTGCAATACGCTCGATGGTTCGTTTGTCTGTTACGCCATTTGCCATACATACCGAGGCTACATCGCCCGCATTGACAATCGGCATCGGGATAAACTTGCGACCTATGCGGCTGTAAATCTCACGATAGCCCTTGCGGTTGTTGCGTACACCTCGCACGATACGCTTCTCGAGGTGCTGTGTAGCACACAACACGATACCGATGTGGTCTTCGAGCTGATTGTATAGTGTGATGAAAAAGTAGAGGATCTGATCGCTCAACTTGTCTGCCTCGTCCAACACAAGCAGAACACCCTCACGGCGTTTGAGCTGATACACTGCATCGGCAACCATATCCACCACGGTACAGCCCGAAGCATCCACGCCAAGCGAGCGGAGCAACTCCATTAAGAACTGCTTGCGGTTCCAATACTCCGAGCAAGAGAGTACGAGCGTGTTGCGGTTACGCTCACCATACATCTTTATCGCTTGCGACTTACCACAGCCCGCATCGCCCGTTACGGCGAAGACGAGGGCATTCGCCTGTGCATCGGTCAAAATATCGTACATACGGCTGTAACCCTCGGTCTCAACAACCACCCACTTGCGAGGATCGTAGCCGATTTGCGTTGCAATGGTACGCCACATATCCTCCGAGATTAAATCCCAATTGCCGTTGAGCACCTGGCTCACTGTTGCAGCACTCACGCCCTGCAGTGTCTTGGCAGCCTTGTTTTGACTCTCTTTGCTTGCTACATACGCCTGTAATCTTTCGGCGATGGCTTGTTTCTCTGTCTTTTTCATATTACCCTGTATTTGCGAATTAGTATAAATCAAAAGTTGTTTGCTTGCGTCCTGTAATCATTGGCTCAACCTCTGCCATTTCTGCCTCCTCGATAGGTGCTGCCAACCTCTTATCGTTGCGTCGGTCTTTATGCTGACCTCTCGAGTCGCATATCAAGTGGCGGCAGAGAGTGTTGTCGAGCTGTGGATTTTGGTGGAAAAGCAGCTCAACCTTTTCCTGGGCTGCTCCGATAGCCTTAACCACCGTAGGCTCTAACTCTTGGCTGTTGAACGCCCTCACTCGTGCGAGTTCCTCGGCATCACCCTCGGTGCGATCAGCGAGAGCCATTGGCTGCACATACTTTTCTTCGAGCATAAAACGAAGCTCGCCATTGTCGCTCACCGCCAAGACTCGGCTTGTGTCGTTCGGGTCGTACTTGACATTCCAACGAATGTGTGAGTAGCGGCGGAAATTGACATCGAAGCAGTCGTATTGTCGCTTTGCTCCGAGTAGTCGTATATTCAAGCCCGAGCCCTCCAAAGCGTTCTTATATCCCGTTTCAGCACCGAAAGTGAGCAGATATTGCTCGTCCGACATCGGGAGTCTGCGGTCTTCGGGAAGCTGCTGCCAGGCAGCCATAAATTTGTCGAGTTTCTTGCCTCGCTCCATTCCGATAATCGTCTCGATCTGTCTGCGGCAACCCTCCTCGTCAGGGAAGCTCTTACGCAACATATTGAGTGCATCGGCATTCGGCTGCAGGTTTTTATTCGATGTTATACCGAAGCCCGACCAATTCGGCATTAGTTGGCAGTAGGTCTTGTTTAGCGTGAGGAAATATCGCTCGATTGGTTTTGCCTTTGCATTACCTACTCGTGCGGGCGTTACCTTGTCGCCACTCACGCCGTAGATCGGCGACATCGCTTTCATTGCGTAGTGGTCGCTCTGTATCTGATGCGCCCTAAACCTCGAGCCGAACAACTCGGCGGTGTGGTTGGCTGCGTTACGCAACGCCTCGGTAATCAGTGCAGAGCTCTCTCGTTCGCCAATCGCATAGCCGACTGGGTATTTGTTGAACGGGTCGAGTACCACTACCACCGTGAGGCGATTGTTGTAGGTCGTTACGATCTTGCCACCCTTTGTGATGGTCTTTTGGTAGTAGAGCTCCACATCCCAACCGTCCAAACTCCACATATAGAGCGGTGCGGTAGGTGCTGAACGGCGTGTCTGCATCGAACGCTGATTGTAAAACTCTTTCGAGCCGAGGCGACCGCCCGCAGTTTCGAGGTCGTATCGCTCTCGCCACGCCTTGATAGCCGAGCCCGTAATGGCTTGCCAACTCATTTTTTCAGCGATGATGTTGTAGAGCATTGCCACCTGTTCGTTGTCGAGGTTGCGATGGTCGCAGAGCAGTCGCATAATCACTGCTTTCTGCTCCTCTGTTGCCACCTTTGACGCATTCGAGTTCTGGAACTTGCGAGAGATCAGAACCTCGTAGTTAGGTGTGCCGCCTCGGTAGAACTCGTCGTGCTTCTCACGCAGACGGCGGGCGTTTTCGGGGAGCGAGTTCGGAAAGCGGTCTGCGATGCGTGGCAGCATCTTCGCCCTGGCTTCCCAAAAACCGCCGATATTGACCTTTTTACCCAACTTGCCACGCATTGAGGTACAGCGTTGCAATAAGTCGTGAAATGCCGCCAAAATCGTAGCATTGTTGGTGTATTCCGCTTGCTTGTCGTACGATAAGCCACGCACACCGTCAATCTTGTATTCAGCGTAGTACGCCTCGGCTGCCGTATCCGTGATTATCGCATCGGCAAACTCCTTGTACTCCGCCTGGGCTTGCAGGTCAGGGTATCGGCGCATTACCTCCACCTTAAATCGTATCGGCAGCGTATCAACCGCATACAACGCAGCTCTGCCGTTGCCACCTCGACACACTCGCTCTGCGTGGCGCATAATTTGGTCACGAGACATTATGCCCGCAAGGTCGTCATAAGAGGCGCAGTATTTTCCGTTGTATAGTTCCATACTGAATTACTTTTTGTTTCTTTGAACCTGTATCGGGGCTCGAACCCGAACCTGTTGTATCTTGGCTGTGCACCGCCTCGTTACAACCGCACTACCATTGTGCTATACAGGCAGTCGCTACTCTTGTGCGGTCATCTACAATTTCGCGAGTTCTTCTATGTTCTGTGCTTCGGCAATCTCTCGCCAGCCAAGCACCTTGTCGTAGTGCGTTAGTGTTGGAGAGTTCCACTCCTCTGTTCGATAGCCAACCGTGTATCTTACTTTGCCATCGTTGCCGTCTTGACACTTGATTAGCACTTGTCGGGGTGTGTCGGGAAGCGTTGTCGTGTTCCATTGCGTGAGTTCAACACGCTCTTCCTCTGCACCTGCCATATAGCAGAGCCCCAACAACTCGAATAGGTCTTGAACTTTCTCGTCTTCGATTAGGTCTTTCTCAACCATAATTGGCGTAATGCTCACCAAGAACCTTTTAGCCTTTGCTATTAAATCGCTCATAATTCCAAAGTCAAAATTTCAAAGAACTAATCCTAAATTTGAAAAGCGGACACGGCGCGCACATAGCCGTTGCCGAGCTTAGTGCGGTTGCCGGCGCCGCCGTCATCCATATTGACACCCCACGCGCAAAACTCATCTTTTTCGATGCTCGACCAATACCAACCCATCGGGAGCGTAGGGCAACCCATCGCCATAAAGCAGGCGTTTATCTCCTTGATGTTCTCCGCCATAGCCTGCA